ATGAAACACAGATTAAAAATCAATGTTGCAAACGAATCTCCTAAAGAAGGCATCGTTGCCTGCAAAAAGAAAAAGGTAAGAAGAGGATTATTAAAAAAACTCTTCGGAGCCGATGCAGATAAGGTAACGATCATCATTCCAGGAGATTCAGTAAAAGACGTCACTATTTGTGAAGTCAATGAAGGAGGTACTACAGATGCCAAATGAAAACAAGCATAGCGTATTAGCTCCAAGTTCAAAAGAGTGGGTTCACTGTGGCTACTCAGCAAAGTTCCTAGCAACCAAGGAAGAGGAAACAAATGATGCCTCAGAGTTTGGAACTGAATGCCATGCCTTAGCGGAAGCCTATATCAAGCAGTCCTTAAAGATTGAGGATTTCGATGAAGAGCCAGTGAGCATTGATGAGTTGAAATCAAGCTTCAAACATTATGACGAAGAGATGGAAACACTCGCTACTGGTTATGCGAACTTCGTTATTGGTCAGGCTGATTATGAGGAAAAGCGTACAGGAAAGAAACCACTCGTATTCGTTGAGCAGCTTCTTGAGATGGATTATGCACCAGATACTCATGGCACAGCAGATGCAATTATCATCGCTGCAGACACTTTAACAATTATCGATAACAAGACTGGTTTTATTCCAGTGAAGGTTTTTGAAGGTAATGAGTTAAATAGCCAATTAGGAATCTACGGTTTATATGCCTACAAGTTATTTGCTGACATTTATCCAATTAAGAAGATCCGCTTGGTTATCTATCAAGAGAGAATTCACAACATCGATGACCAGACAGTAGATCTTGAGGACTTGCTCGAATGGGAAGTTGCAGTTTTAAGACCTGCTGCAAAGGAAGCACAAAATCCAAACGCTGAAGCGATTAGTGGTAAGTGGTGCAAGTACTGTCCAGGAAGAAACATTTGTCGCAAGAGAAGTGAAGATGCTCTTTCTATCGACACAGAAAAGAAACCAGAACTATTGACTGACTCTGAAATTGAAGAGTTGCTTCCAAGATTAGATTTTGTAATCGACTACTGTAATTCACTTAAGGATTACGCCTTAAAGAAAGCCATCGAAGGTAAGAAATGGAAAGGCTACATCCTATCTGAAAGCACCACTAAACGAAAGATTAGTGATGAAGAAGCAGTAAAGAAAATTTTAAAAGATGCAGGTTTTAATCCTGAGGTAACCAAACTCATGAGTATCTCAGAACTTCAAAAGATGGTCGGCAAGACCAAGTTCAACGACTTAGTTGGTGATTACATCATCAAACCTAAGGGACAACCAGTGTTAGCTCCTGATCCTGACGCTAAAGAAAATACATCGGAGGACAAATAACAATGTTAAAAATTGAATCTGGTCTAGAAAAAAGACCGTTAAAGGTGGTCATCTACGGTGCGGAAGGTATCGGTAAATCAACATTCGCATCGCAATTCCCTGAACCACTTTTCTTAGATACGGAAGGCGGAACTAGCAGCCTAAACATCAGACGTGTTAAATGCGGTAGCAGCTGGGAGTATTTACTTAGCTGCGTTGAAGAGGTCATCAAAGATCCAAGCATCTGCAAGACTTTAGTTATTGATACTGCTGACTGGGCTGAATCATTATGCACCAAATTTGTGTGCGAGAAATATCGTAAGTCAAACATTGAGGAGTTCGGTTTTGGTAAAGGCTACGTGTATTTACAAGACGAATTCTCAAAACTCTTATCAGCTCTCGACAAGTTAATCGAGCTTGGAGTCAATGCAGTAGTTACTGCACATGGCAAACCTAGAAAGTTTGAACTTCCAGAAGAAGCAGGTCAATTCGATCGATGGGAGATGAAGCTTACAAAACAAGTGGCTCCATTACTAAAAGAGTGGTGCGATATGCTTCTTTTCTGCAACTACAAAACTTATGTTGTAACAACTGAGAACAATACCAAAAAGGCACAAGGCGGTAAGCGTGTCATTTATACATCTCATCATGCTTGCTGGGATGCAAAGAACAGATATGGATTACCTGATGAGCTTGATTTGGATTTCAAAGGCATCGCTCATTTATTTGGCACACAAAGCCCTAAAAAACCGCCAGTTTCAAAGGAAAACACTGAGTCCGAATTACTTTCAAAGGTTAGAGAACTAATCAAAAATTCGGGCGTTTCTGAGGCCGACGTTGAGGCTGTCGTTACTGCTAAAGGTCACTATACAAAAGACAAACACTTAGCTGATTACAAAGAGGACTTCTTGGCTCGTTGGATCATTCCAAACTTCAAGAAGATTATTGAAACCATAAATAAAACTAAATCCACAGGAGGAAATGAATAATGGATAACACTAATTTAAATAAACCTAATCAAAACATGGAAATGGGATGGGACGATACCATCCAAGAAGACGGACAAGAACTAGTCCTTTTAGATGAAGGTGACTATAACTTCACAGTCACAAACTTTGAACGTGGCAGATTCCCTGGAGGTCAAAAGATCCCAGCTTGCAACAAGGCGACAATTACTGTCCAAATCGAAAATGACAAAGGTCTATCTGTTATTAAATTCGACTTACTCTTATATAGAAGCGTTGAATGGCGTATCTCTTCATTCTTTAGATGCATCGGTCAAAAGAAGCATGGTGAGAAGCTTACCATGAACTGGAATACAGTAATTGGCAGCGTTGGTCGTGCTCATGTAACTCAAAGAAAGTACACAAACAACTATGGTGAAGAGAAAACAGTCAATGATATCGGCAGATTCATAGATTACGATCCAAAGTACTTTACTGAAATGTTAGGTGCTCCAGTTGAAATCTCTGACGATGATCTTCCGTTTTAATAGGAGGTGTCGTCAATGATGGAACTAAGACCTTATCAAGAACAAGCGGTCGAGTCCATTCTAGGCGAGTGGGAACAAGGGCATCAGCATACATTGCTGGTGCTCCCTACTGGCACTGGAAAGACCGTAGTGTTTTCAAAAGTAGTAGAAAAAGAAGTAGATAAGGGTGAAAAAGCACTCATATTAGCACATAGAGGTGAGCTTTTAGATCAGGCATCAGACAAACTTTATCAAACCACTGGATTGACGTCTTCGCTTGAAAAGGCAGAGTCAACAAGCATCGGAAGTCATGAATTGGTAACTGTCGCATCGGTTCAAACCATGTGCCAAGAATCAAGACTTAAGAAGTTTAAGAAAGATGAATTCGGTGTGATCGTAGTAGATGAAGCACACCATTGCATGAGCGATACATATCAAAGAATCTTGAAGTATTTTGATGCAGCAAAGGTTCTAGGTGTAACGGCTACTCCTGATAGAGCAGACCAAAAGAATCTAGGACAGTTCTTTGATTCTAAGGCTTATGAATACACGCTTCATCAAGCAGTAAAAGAAGGATATCTATGTCCAGTAAAGGCACAGATGATTCCTCTTGAATTAGACATTAGAAACGTTGGTCTTTCAAATGGCGATTATGCAGTAGGTGAGATTGGATCATCTCTTGAACCTTACCTAAATCAAATCGCTCTTGAAATGCTCAATTATTGCAAAGGCAGGAAGACAGTCGTTTTCTTACCTTTGGTAAAAACCTCTCAAAAGTTCTGTGAATTGTTAAATGTTCATGGACTAAATGCTGTCGAGGTTAATGGTAACTCAAAAGATAGAGAACAAATCCTAGCCGACTTTGAAGCTGGGGAATATGACGTTCTTTGTAACTCCATGCTTTTAACTGAAGGTTGGGATTGTCCAGCGGTAGATACAATCGTTGTTTTAAGACCAACTAAGGTAAGAAGCCTATATCAACAAATGGTCGGTCGTGGTATGCGACTTGCACCAAATAAAAAAGAATTACTACTCTTAGATTTCCTTTGGATGACAGAACGTCATGACCTTTGCAGACCTTCAGCTCTTATCTCAAAGAATGAGGACATTGCCAATCGTATCGACAAGATGATGATGAACAATGAGTCTGGCATCAATTTGTTAGATGCTGAAGAGCAAGCAGGTAAAGACATCGTCCAAGAAAGAGAAGATGCACTTGCACGTCAACTTGCTGAAATGAAGAAACGTCAAAGAAAGCTTGTTGATCCACTTCAATATGCAATGTCTATCGCAGCAGAAGATTTGGCGGATTATGAACCTACATTTGCTTGGGAATGCGGTCCAGTTACAGAAGGCCAAAGATCTAAGCTTGAAAAGTTAGGAATCAATCCTGATGAAATCGAAAACTGCGGTAAAGCATCTCTTTTAATCACCAAGCTTATAAACCGTATCGATGCAGGACTTTCAACTCCTAAACAAATCAGAGCCCTTGAAAAGTATGGGTTCTACCATGTAGGAGAGTGGAGTTTTGAAGCAGCTAGCAAGATGATCTCAAGAATTGCAGCCAATAACTGGTTCGTTCCAAGAGGCATCGACGTTAGAACATATCAACCAGCATAAAAGGAGGAGGCTGTATGGAAAAAGACAATATTTTAGAAGCACTTGAGTACATTGATGCCTCAGACCTTAACTACACCGACTGGGTTAATGTAGGGATGGCTCTCAAAAGCGAGGGCTATCCTTGCTCAGTCTGGGACAATTGGAGTAGTAAGGATGCAGGCAGATATAAAGCAGGTGAATGCGAAAGAAAGTGGGCTGGCTTTAATGGTTCAGCCAATCCTGTAACAGGTGGTACTATCATCCAATTGGCAAAGAGTAAAGGCTTTGCTTTTTCTCGTTTTGAAGGTGATGGTTGTATGGACTGGGATGATGTCATCGAATACGATGGTGATGGATCTACACTTGAAGTGAAACAGGTTGAAAAGCCTACAGAACAATTAATCAAATATTTAGAAGTCCTATTTGAAGAGGATGAACATGTCGGATATGTAACCAATGATGTATGGCAAGACTCTGATGGCAAATTCCTACCTTCAAAAGGCGTATACGATAGAACA